CACCGGTCTGGACGCCACGCAATATCCGCAAGACAATGTCCACTTATGGTTTGACCAACAACATGGAAGTCAAGAAATTGTATGATGTCAGTTTCTTGCATAAGCACGCCGCCCCTGCCACTCATGCTGATATGTCAGACATGCGTGCATTGGGCATCAAGGACGTGCACTTCCTGGTGTGGCATGACAAGAAACGGCTGGTGGGCAAGTTGACTGCCACCGTTAAGTCCTTGCAGCCGACATACCGCGTCCAGCGGCTGTTGTCGTATTTGACTTTGTGTGCTCACCACCGTGACGTGTATCAGGGCATAGTGGATGTGTTGAGATCTTCTCAGGTGCTGAGCAAGGTGATGGCCAACAACAAGTTGTCCATCCCTTCTTATGCATCCATTATGCGCCAGTGGTACTCACCAAGCCGGCAGACACAGCCGTGGAGGGAGTTCAGCGAAAGTGTCGAAGAATTTGAAAACACTGGAGCATACGTGCAGATCGGCCATGTGTCCATAGTGGACTCGTTGCTGGGGTCTTTATCTATGGTGCCTGACCTGGTCAATCCTGTCATTTTCAACTATGGCTATGGCAGAGCATTGCAGATGTGGCTTAAGCCACGTTTGCTATGGGTTGCCGATTTGCTTGCTCAAAGCAATTCCGTGTTTTCACTCGCTCATCTCTTGCAGCTGAGTAAGCGCACACCGTATCGGTGGTTGAGTGTCTCGGATATGGGTGTGGGCCTTAGCCAGGCCAACCCGTCCGAATTGATGGTCCGTCATTGGCTGTACATCTTGTATGTGCATTATCGCCGGCCCTTTGGGTTTGGGGCCTGGGCGAATTTTGTAGCTCGCAAAGTGTCGAGTCTGCAATTCGTGTTGAACGCACGCATGTTCGCTGAAGGCCGTGAGAATGAGCTGCAGGTCGATTTGATTTTGGTCGCTGCTGCTCTTTCATTCGTGACATGCCCCAACTGGTTAGAACCTTTGTGGAGCTTGACACTTCCTGATTTCCAACTGGCCGTGGACTTGGTCATGCACTTTGCCATGGTGACCTTGTGGTCGTCGGTCCCGCCGAATTTCATGCCTGTGGTATCAGCCATGCGAGGGCATGATTTCTCCAGGGGTCCCATGTCGGTTGAAGCGCCCACTGGTGTGGGCAAGTCCACTTCTTTTGTGGCGTTCTTGTCCAATTCCTATGGCTCTAGTTACAAGCATGTGGTCGTCATAGAACCACGTTCAATGCTTGTGACTGGTCTGGTCGATTACATGTCCAATTCATATGGGCTGTCAGTGTCAGGATCTACTACCGGCCTTCAGTTAGACCGTAGTAAACATGTATTGTACATGACAGGCCAAGCTCTCATGAACCACCTAGACCTCTTGCGAGAGAAAGTTCTATGGGTGGTTGATGAAGCTCATTTGCAGGAAGACATGCACACCTTCGTCAAAGATTTGTTCGCCAAGGCGAAAGTGCCAACAATTTTGGTGACCGCAACTCCCGGCACTGAGGTGCTTGACAGATCTGTCTTGCACGTTCCCCTGGCCACAGCATCGATCTTCAGTCGCACGGATGTTACTAAACATCTTGAACCTCCTCAAGGCAATTCGTGGACTGCTCGCCAGGCGGTGAGTGCGTATCGCGTGTGGGCTGCAGACTTTGCCAAAACACTTTCTTCTTCTGATAAAGTGTTGGTGTTTGTGCCCACTATTCAGATGGCCCGCGATCTGGCAGCTTCGTCTGTGCTGCCAGCATGGCCAATTTCCAGTGAGGATCCTGCGCCATCCGGTTGGCCAAATGGTGTTTATTATGCCACTCCTGTGGCTGATGTGGGTTTGACAATCCCTGACCTGAACTTTGTGGTCACCCCCGACTTCTCCACGTATGGAGAGGGCGGTCAGCTAATTGCTTTGGGCCCTGATGGTATCAAGCAGCGGTGTGGTCGTACTGGCCGCACGTGCAATGGCACTGCTTATATCATCCGGACTGCCATAGGCAAGGTGATCCCTAGGGAGAAGGCAGTGCTCGAGCGTGATCAATGGCGTTCGCTCATCTTGGGGGGAGTGCCTCCTGAGGTTGCTCTCGCCATTAATTACAATGAAGCAATGCATGGTCTAGGCATTGACCCAAGCAAAATACCAGAAGATCAGGTGGCCAACGTGAGGCGTACTATTCACCTGACAATGGCCAATTTGAGACCAGTTCTGGCCGGGCTAGTGGCGGCTGATGATGCCGCCAATCCACGATTTGGGGATCCTGTGGTTATTAAGCAAGCTGGTGTTAAAATATCAGCTTCTTTTCCGCAAGACCCTATTGAGGCCCAGCAAAATGCCATGTTGGCAGTCCAAGGCATGGTGGCTGGGGCTCTCCAACAAGACC